CTAATCCACTCCACGATGTCAAACATCGGCGTGTAGATACGCCCGTAGGCTTTGTGCTGATAGTGTTCTTTACCAAGAGATACAACAGCAACAGGTTTAGTTTGGTCTGTTTCTACTTGGTTGGCAATGTTTACGGCTAGTGTTTGCACGGCGCGTTTACCACCTACACTAGTGACTGTGTAGCGTACTTCTTCGCCTTTGTCTTCACCGTCAATACATTTAAGCGAAAATCCCACTTGCGTTTCCCAACCGCGTTTAGCGGCGGCAGGCGCAGGCTCAACTTGTGGCAATGGCTCAGTCACGCTAACCATTTTCTCACCTAATACTTCACCTTCACCCCACGCAATAAAGCCGTGCGTGAAACTAAAAGGGTTGACTGCCCAAACAGAATCATTATCCACTTCAGTTTCTGACGCGCCATATACCCAATGGCCTGTTCTATCCATTTTAAGGATAGTCACGCCGCCAGCAGTGCTGGTGTCAGTTTGAATGTTACGAAGTGCAGTAGAAATGCTGTTAACGGCTGGAAGGTTGGCGTTGCCAAATACGGATACGTTGTTCATTTTAGATTACCTTTAAAGTTTATTGAGGGCGTTTGTTAATTGTTGCCCGATTAATAAGACAGTAGGGCGCGGGTCAGATTCGTGCGCCATCGTACTGCCAGAAGATACCACTGCGACAACATCATCCGGCATGGGCAGTTTCAGAGCCTTTAATTTCTTCTCTGCTTGCGCCGGCGACACTAATTTGGAATCGTAGATGTCATCATTTGTCAGACCAAGAGCCAAAAGCGATTCGACTGCTTGCGCCTCATTAGTCCATTTTCTTGTCCCCCGCTTTGCAACAAGTTTGTAGTTAGGGACTGGTTTGCCCGCTTCAAGCATTTGAAACGCTAATGCTCTCAAATCGGTAATCCATTGTTCCAGAATTTCAGCTTGTTGTAAATAGTTTGCAATAGATTCTGCATCAATATTATCTAGCGTTGCCTTCAGCGCCCTATCTACCTCACCTGTCATTAACGGGCAAGTTGGTTTAGCCGCGCACCACTTGCAGTGTTTGCCACTGGCTAACGGTGCATCAGGTGTTTCAGATAAATCGATAGCTTTCTTGAGCGTTTTCTCAAACTCACGAATGCGTTTAGCGGTGGTTTTCCAGCGCTTAACAGACGGGGGTTGAACAATCACAAGTTCAATAGATGCCGCGCCATCAAACACCCATTCTAACCCTTTTGTGCGCATTGCTGCGCCGGCGTAAAACAGGAGCTGTTCGTTCTCCTCCACTTCCACGCTAACGCCACTGCCAAACTTCCAATCTAGGATAACAGCGCGGTCGCCTAATCTGCCAATAAGGTCAACGCTACCAAACACGTCAGGCAAGAAATCACCGTAGCTTACGTTAGCTTCAACGGTAAACTCCATGCTCTTAGTTGGGTCAATTTCATCAAGCGCCGCCAGCGCCGGTTCAATCTTTTCCTTTGCCAACTCAGTTGTCATATCAATACCTGCATACGACAAACTGTAAATGTTAAAGTTATCCTCAGTGAGTAACTTTTCCATTGCAAGGTGGCAAAGCGTCCCTTCATCGGCATACGATGACGATGGCTTAGGTGGCATTTGTTGCACCAGCTTAACACTGGCAGGACACGCGATAACTCGTTTGGCGGTGCTACCGCCGGCAATACTTGAATGGCTCATTTACTGTTCTCCAAAAGTGTTTTAAATAATTTCTTACATGGTCTTTATCTATGTCGTACCGCTGGTTTAGTTCGTCCATCATCTTCACTCGTGACTTCCTGCCGTAGTAATAAAACTTACCGCATTTAGTCATTGGCATCATCTTTCAATCCTTTTAAATAATAATGAGCATCCATATACAAATCATTTTCTTCTGATAGTAGTCTACCCATTCCCCATGCAAATAAAACTCTTTCAAGCAGTTCAGTCAGCTCTTTGGTAACAACGTCTTGCTCATCTAGGTCTAGTTCAGTTTGTATGTCCCAGTAAAGGTCATAGTGGGTTTCTTCTAATTCGCGCAATACATCTCGCACTCTTTTTAACAACTCTCTTTCTTTACTCATAACTCACCTCTAATTGTTTAATGAGATTGCAGTATATCAAAAAAAGTTTGCAAAGAAAAGTTTGCAATGATAAACTTTAGCCATGTTAGAAAAAGACATCGAAAAATACTTAATAAAAGTCGTCAAAGAAATGGACGGCAAATCGTATAAGTTCACCTCTCCAGCGTGTCGGGGAGTGGCAGATAGAATCGTGTGCCTACCTAATGGCAGTACATGGTTTATTGAGCTTAAAACCGCAAGTGGCAAGCTGTCAGCACTGCAAAAAGTTTTTGCATCAGACATGGGCAAACTTAATCAAAAGTACGCTTGTCTTTGGAGCAAAGAAGATATTAACAACTGGAGAGAGAACAATGATTGAATTTTTACAATACCTTGATGAATCAAACTTAGCATACCTTATTATGCTGTTTTGTTTCTTGCTAATGACGCGTTTGCACCTTAATGCGCTAACTGAAATTACACGTTTACGCAAAATTATGAAGCAGGTGATGAGATGAGCGCATCGTTAGTTTTAACATTGTCATTCTTAACCGTCGATACTAATATCGACAAACGCGGCAAAACAACTACGCACGAAACGATTGCGTACACGACCAACACCATACCGTATGACTCAATGAAAGCGTGTACAAACGCGCGTGAAGAATGGGGACTTGTCATTGGCGCGTATCAAATGAGTAAACGCCCCACACGGGTCATTATGGCTGTCTGTAACGACAGCGCTATGGGAGTAGTAGAATGACTGAAACAACAATAAAAAAATACTGTGAGCAGAATAGAATTAGCCGCAGCGGCATGGATTACCATATCCGCCGGTCAGGCGTGTTCCCAATCGGCAGTAAACGATTCTCCGAAGCAGGCGCACCCTCATTCTTGTGGCGCGTTACCGATTTAGACGAAATCAAAGCGCTAATCAAAGGAAAGAAAAAATGAAAGATGAACTTTTATACATAGCCATTGGCGCGTTTCTAATCGGCGCTGTTGCGTCAACGTTAACAATTTACGCAACACACAGACACTACCATGAAATCATTAAAACTAACATTGGCGAATTTATGCTTCGTGACGGTAAAGTGTATGGTGTTTATGAAATGACGCGCGATGTGCAAGGCAACATGGTGTCAAAATGATTCACTATCACGGCACACCGATTGGCGGAACACGTCAAGACGTAGCACGATTTCTTGTTGGCCGCCACGCTTTAATCCCATTTGGAAGACAAGATGACACTGGCGCGGTGCTAGAGTTTTGCCAATCTTTTGTGCTAGATAATGGCGCGTTTAGCCATTGGAAAAAAGGTCACGGCGCAATTGACTTTGATGCTTATTTAGCATGGGCGCAATCGCTATGCCGCCACCCATCTTTTGACTGGGCATTAATCCCCGATATTATTGATGGCACAGAAGAAGATAACAAAAACTGGGTGCTAAAATGGACTAGAACAGGAACAAAAGCAAAAGGTGTTCCTGTGTGGCATTTGCATGAGTCTTTTGAATATCTTGAATGGCTTATTGATTCTTTTGAAATTGTGGCGTTAGGTAGCAGTGGAGATTATGCAACACCGAATACTAAAAAATGGTGGGGTAGAATGTCAGACGTAATGAATGTTGTTACTGATGATAAGGGAATGCCTAAATGTAAATTACACGGTTTGCGTATGCTTAACCCTAAAGTGTTTACTAAACTGCCATTGTCATCAGCAGATTCAACTAACGCCGCAGTAAATTGTGGGTCACTTGATAGATTTGGAATTTATAAACCCGCTACAGCAGCTCAGAGAGCAGCGGTAATTGCAGACAGAATTGAGCAACATAATTCCGCGCCATTTTGGGTAGAAAATTTAGAGGGTACAGAATGACAAAAGACGAATGCTTTAAAAGATTAGAAATGGCGCAGAAAAACAAAAAAGAATTGAAGAAAATTAAACTTCAACTCCTTAAAGAAATCGAGCAATTAAAGTTAATGCTTCGCGCACTGGAGGAAGGGTAATGCAAATCGATGACGTTGCGGCGCTCATGTTCTATATCGGGATACTATTTTTAACAGGAATTTGGCTATGTCATTAGTAAAACCCGTATCACCAGTGACGCCTGCGCCAACAACGGTTGACTGTAAACATGACCATTGGCGCATATATAATAGCCTTGGTTACCGCGAATGTGACCGCTGCAAAGAACGAAGACCCATTTTTAATGATATACGGCACCAAAGATGAACATTTCACAAATATTTATAGGGCTTAGCCCTTTTTTAAAAGACAGATTTACTAGCGAAGTGTTTACGCTTGGCTTAATTAATGAGCTTAACGAGCAACGCTTTCGTGCTAGATGCCGGCGCTTGGTACGTCAGCACAACGGCGAAACGCGCAAGCTATATAAAGCGCTAAACAACTTGACGATGGACGACAGATTACGATTTTTTGACGTGGTAAGTGGAAATGAAAGATAACGAGTTAGAAATTATACGAAGCGCAGTAAAGTACAACAGCACAACAGGTCACTTTTACAAAGGCGGTGCGAACACACCTGCCGCGCTTAGTTGGAAAAATAAGAACGCTACGATTAACATTAAAAAAAGCGGTATGCACTCCTACTTTCTAGCGTGGAAGATTGCCGTGTTTTTAGCTTATGGACGGTACCCAGAACATACCGACGCGGTAGAGTATTTAGACGGCAACCCGTGCAACTTAAGCATTAGTAACATCAAGGTTATTAAAGCAGGCGAAGATGAAATGACCATGATTGACTTTTGCGACGAAAACGATTTGCGCTACCCTAGCGTGTCAGCGCTCATGCGCGGAGAACCGTTTATTCGTCGAATAGAAAATGGATACTCTCGCGCGTATTTTCGTAAAAGTTTATTAGAAGCAAACTGCGCTAAATTGATGGCTAAAAAACAACGTGACGAAGAAACCAGAAGCAAACCTAAACGCCCAATGGGCAGGCGACGTAATCAGCATTTTATGGAATTTCTAAGAACGCACTATTTAGTGCCTAAACGTTGGGAGATGACGCTATGTTAAGAGGTGACAGTGTACATGAGAGCGATAGCGTAAACGCGCCAGCACATTATCAAGGCGACAAGATGCAGTGCATCGACGCGATGGAAGCAATGCTTACGCAAGATGAATTTCGTGGGTATCTGCGCGGTAATGTTTTTAAGTATCAATGGCGCTTTAGAGAAAAAGGCGGTGTTGAAGATTTACGCAAAGCAAGATGGTATTTAGACAGATTAATCAAATTGGAGAATTTCTAATGTATGCGTTTAAAAGTGGCCCTGTTGACCAAGACCCAACCATTAAAGGCCTTCGTGGCGAAGATATGGAAAACTACATGAATTTGCTTAAATGGCTAGATTCTGTGCCGTTTATTCCCCTGAAGGTTAGCGACTTCGTGCTACCTTGGCGGGATAGATGAAGCCAAAGCTCAAAACGATGAATGGGGTATGGATATGCTATACCCCCTGCTGCACCATTCCAATGATGGCAGACCACCCACAAACGGCGTATTTAAGATGGAAATTTATCAATGCTAAGACCCAATCAGATAGAAGCTGTTGCCTTTTTGAGCCAAATAGACAAGGGCATGATTCTCGCCCCAGTGGGAGCAGGCAAAACAGCGATAACGCTAACCGCCATGCAACAAGCGCTCGACACGGGCAGAGTACGCCGGTTCTTAGTGATAGCGCCAAAGCGTGTCTGCACGGACGTGTGGACGATAGAGCCGGTCAAGTGGGCGCCAAATCTGACAGTATCTATCGCCGTTGGCTCTTACGCGCAGCGGTTGATAGCGTTCAACAAACCAACGCAGGTAGTGGTGACTAACTATGACACGTTGCAATCTACGCCTCCGTTGACGGGTTTTGACGGCATAGTGTTTGACGAGTTGACGGTTTTAAAGAATCCCTCAGGCAAACGCTTTAAAGCGCTATTTGGGTTAATCAAAGATTTTAAAATTAAATGGGGGTTAACTGGCTCATTTACTAGCAACGGGCTTGAAGACGTGTTTGGGCAATGCAAGATAGTGGACACAGCGCTACTTGGAAAATCCAAGACCGCGTTTCTTCAAACGTATTTTGTACTGCTCAACAAAGACTTTGGTGAGTGGGTAGCCAAGTCCACTTCACTGCGTGACGTAATGGCGGAAATTAAGCCTGCAACGTACCTTATCGACACGCAAGAGTATATGGATACTTTACCCCCGCTTAACGTTGTGCCGGTCAAATGCGCAATGGATATGAAGCAGTACAAAGAGATGAAAAAAGACTTTGTGGTGTATTACGACGGTAAGGAAATCATAGCAGTTAACGCCGCTGTGGTGGTGAACAAACTGCAACAAATGGCCAGCGGGTTTTCGTATATTGAAGGGCAACCCGCCGCATGGTTTTCGCGCCACAAGTTTGACCGGCTAGACGAAATACTTGAGGAGAACCAACACGCCAATACGATTATTGTGTACAACTTTCAAGCAGAGCTTGAAGAACTTAAACGCCGATACCCTAATGCGCGGACAATTGACCAGCAAGGTGTTATCTCATCGTGGAACGCAGGGCGAGTAGAATTGCTACTCGTCCACCCTAAATCAGCAGGGCATGGGCTTAACCTTCAATTTGGCGGCAGTAAAATGGTGTTCCTGTCGCTTCCTTGGTCACTTGATAGATATGAGCAGACCATTGGACGATTGCACCGTAGTGGGCAAAAGAGTGCCGTATATTGCTATGTACTGCTAACAGACAAAACCGTAGACGAGCGCATATTCGCAAGTCTGCATGACAAACGCGCAATCTCAGATATTGCCTTAGAGGAATTAAAATGAACAACTTAACATGGCGCGACATCTTCTTTAATTTGAATACTTACACAGAAGGTGAATTACAGGTGATGATTGAGGCAGAGCGTCACGGTAAACGTAGACGCTCTATTTTGGTACGGCTGCATCAGCGCTACTGCATACTCCGCGCTAACCGTGAGCGTGAAGAAATACTTGCTTAAGAGACTACATCAATAATATCAATAACAGCTTCAACTGGATGTTCTACCACTTCCTCTGCAACCTCAGCCACACTGTCTACAACGTGGCTGACGTGGTCTACTAAGTCTTTAAATGGGTTATTCATCATCGTGTCCTAAAAATAATTCTGCTTCGGCATTTCTGCGTCGCGTTAAGCCGGCTAATTCTTTACCGGCGGCCTTGTTCCATCTTAAAAACTGCTTTGCTACTTCTGCTTTATCATTGCCTGCTTTTAACATCTTAACAAGCGTTGACGAAATTAAATTCCCGCTGCCAATGTTATAGCAGAGGCTAACAAGCGCGTCAAACTGGTTTTGCGTAAGCGGCACACCAATAGCGTTAACCGTATGTTCATATGCGCCTACCGTATGCGCCAGCAGTTGCATAGCCGCCGCTTCTCCCGGCAGCGCTTGATTTGCTTTCACTGGACTGCCATCAGCGTAGCGCGTTGAGCCTATGCCAATCGTCCAAACACCTGCTGGGCATTTATAGCTTTGCAGCTTACAACCTTCAAATTCTTTAATTAGGGCTAACCCTTTTTCACCTATCTTCATTTCTTTTCCCGTAGCAATAGAATAGTGGTCAGTTTTTGCGTCAGTCTTATCATGTCATTATCCAGCACCCGCACTTGGTCGATTAGCTCAATTAGCGCGTCTGTGGCTTCTTGCAGGATAGGCTTTACGACGGTGGTTGCCCAAAGCCATACAAAGTAGACAATATAACCCATGCCGCCAGCGGCAATAATTGGGAATCCATACTGGTTAATATATTTAGCGATTGCATCGGCGTCCATTAATCTTTCCTCTCAACAGGAGGTGGTCTTGGTCTGTCTTTTTCTTGCGGTATGTTAAGCGCCGTTGACGCCAAATCATCAATTTTGGTGATGTCACATGACATAGCGGTAACGCGCTTATCAAGTTGCTTGATGATGCCTATTAGGCTTTTAATCTTCTCAAGCACACTATCGAGCAAGAATTTCTGCGTCAGGTAGACAAAATACATTCCGCCAGTCGCCGCCGCGATAGGAAATCCTACGTCCGAAGCAAACTGTAAGAACTCCATTATTTACTCGTCCACCAAGCAATAAAAGAAAATATCGCTCCAATGGTAAATACGATACCGCCGATAAAGCCTTTGTAGCGCGTTTGCTCGGTTTTCATCTCGTCAAGCGCGGCTATGATAGCGTCTAGCTTTCTTCCTCTGTCATCAAACACTTCTTCTAGCGCGTCAATGCGCTGTTCTACTTTAGCTAAACGGCAGGCTTCGTCGGGCATCTCGACCTCACTTCAAGAATCTAAGCTTATAAAGAACGGTAAAATAGGTTTCCATAATACCATCAATCAAGTTTTGAATTGGCGTGTCATCTTTACCGCAGACTTTATAGCGGTTTTCGTCAATCCACGTCACTTGTTTCTTTAAGAAATCTTCAATATTATCAACATTTTTACTGCCGATAATTTCCAAATCTTTAAGGAGCTGATAACTGCCCTGATATGCCTCTGTAATGCCGTCTGCCTGCTCGATAATCTCATGATAGAAGTCGTTAAGCGCTATGTGCGCGGCAAAGCTACGCGTCCGTAAATGCTCACGGTGCGCAACATCTCTTGCAAGGAATAATAAAGAGATAAAATGCTCCATTATTTATACACCTTTATTTTCTAAAATTTCAAGTCGAGCCGTTAACTCTTTAATTGCATTAACCAGTACAGGGATTAAGCTGTCTGAATTGAAACGTAATTTTTCAACGTCTTCATTATCAATGATAACTGGTGTATCACCTTCTAACGCCAATATATCTTGTGCTTTAAAGCCGTAACGAAGAATACCAGTAGGCGTGTCATCTTCTCTGCTTACTTTAAACTGATATGCTGTTGGCGACAGCTTATTTACAAAATCTAAACCATGAGGGACAGGGGCAAAATTAGTCTTATCTCTTGCGTCAGAAACTACCGTCCAAGCAACTTGAATATACGCATTAGTTACGCCAGTAGACCCCATACAAAAACGATTATTTTGCGTTGTTGGGTCGAATACAGGAGCGTAACCCCCCGCAGCAGTATAAGGGTTGATTGCTGTATTACCAGACCCAGTAGAATTGGTGCCTAGGGCTAGATACCCTATGGCTATGTTATAGCTGCCTGTAGTATTACTTACAAGTGCCTCCGAACCAACTGCTGAGTTATAAAATCCTGTAGTGTTTTGTCCTATAGCTGAATAACCTAGTGCCGTGTTGAAACTACCGTTAGTGTTAGCACCTAGCGCAGCGTATCCAAATGCTGAATTAGACGCACCAACGGTATTAGAAGCAAGTGCGGAAGAACCTATAGCTGTAGTGTAGCCGGCAGTAGTGTTAGTTGCTAATGCAGACTCACCGACTGCTACGTTATCGCGCCCTGTGGTATTACTTACAAGTGCATCTTTACCACTTGCTGTGTTATTGATGCCTGTAGTGTTGGAATAAAGTGCTTGTTCGCCAGATGCTGTGTTACTTGAACCTGTGGAATTACTAACAAGTGCGTTCACACCAATTGCTGTGTTGGCTCCACCTGTGGTATTACTACCAAGTGCGTTCACACCAATTGCTGTGTTGGCTCCACCTGTGGTATTACTTGTAAGTGCGCTAACACCACTTGCTGTGTTACTTGAACCTGTGGTGTTAGCAGCAAGAACTTGATACCCAGATGCTGTATTACTTGAACCTGTGGTGTTGGAATAAAGTGCTTGATACCCACTTGCTGTGTTATTTGAACCTGTGGTGTTGGATGTTAGAGACCCGTCCCCCGCAGCAAAGTTTGTCGTTTGATTGCCTCCGCCATACGAGCCTCGAAGTGAATTTGCACCGGTAATAGTAAGATTTCCTGTTAGTGTGCCGCCAGTAAGCAATAGCACTTGCTCATAGCGCACGCTGTCCCCCGCAGACGTGCCAGCGGCAAGCCCTGTGAGTTTCTTAGCGTTCATTGGCAAGTTAGCTGACGGCGTAGACTGACCGTCACGAGTGATACAGTTTGTCAACGCCGTTGCAATGTCACTGTTGGTTGTGTTAGTTGTTGATGATGAAATCGTTGTGCCGGTAACAACGGGGTTGCCAGCAGGCAGATTGTATGTTCCTGAACCATTAAAAGCCATTATTTTTCTCCTGTTATTGAGGTGACTGCGCCAGCAGCAGTGCGTGGGAGGATTCTACCATATTGCAATGCCCAAGCCGAATTAGTTTGAGATGGGCCTTGTTGCGCCCGTTCTAACGCATTGGCAAACGCTTCAGACGACATCAATTCTTTAGATAGTCGCTCTGCAAGCTCTGCGTCAGCTTTCTTTGTCATAGAAGAAAGAATCCATTTAGCGGCTGCTGCGGCAGAAGTAAGCTGAAACGGCGTTTGAGGCGCAGATTCTGTCGCAAGTTTAGTTGTGCCTTCACCTGCTAACCGCCCACGTTCAGCTAACATATTAAACTTATTTTGGTCGTTAATAGTCGCCATTATATCTTCAACGGCGCGTCTTACTTGAGGTTTACCTTCAGTCAAGTTGTCTAACGCTTGAGCGGTGTCGTATGGGTGTTTAGGAACTTCTTTTTTAACTGCTTCAAGCATTGTTTGAATGTTCGCTGTTTCTTTAAAGTCAGCCAGTTTAGCTGCACCTTCTTCTTTACCGTAAGTCGCTTTTAGCGCTACCGCGATACGCGAGTTTTCTAACGCTTTAGCCGTTTTAGCACCTGCGTTATCTACGCCTGCCGTGATAGGCTCAAACGCATTGTTAATGACTTGCTTTGCTAATTCAGGTTTAGCTTCAGGCGACATTTTGTGCAGTATGCGTCCCATTGTACGAGCGTTAGCACTTACGGCTACTTTAGCTAAATCTTCTGCGTCAGTTATAGCGTTTAGGTCTTTAGCTGATTTGCTGATAATGCGCTGTTGGTTAGCTACCGATTCATCCACCGCTTTAGGAATTGCTTTAGCTTGCTCATCTAACGCTGTTTGATTGGCATTAAAGGTATCTAATTTTGACGCTATTCCTTCTAAATCTTTTGTTACGTTGACGCCAGTTGAATCTAACGTTGCTAACGCTTCTCTATGGTTCCTAAAGAAAACGGCAGGTGATACACCTCCTTGTACTACTTCATCATTAAATTTACCTACGATGCCTGTTTTAATGGCTTGCATCGCGTCAGGGTCATTGCCAAACGCGCGAATAAAATCGCGAGAATGGTCTGCATGAAGAAACTTGTCTGCTACTTCAGAAGGGTTAATTTTAGGTCGAAATATACTGTTTAGGTCGGTTAATTTATCTACCATACCTTGTCTAAAAGGCTCTGCAACAGTGGTTCTAAATTGTTCATTTGCTTTATTAAACACCGTTCTTGCTTCTTCAGGTGCGTAATCTTGAATAGACTTATTGATGCCCGTTTCTAACTTTTTCAGGTTACGGCGGGTCATGTTAGATTCAGTATCTGACGCACCCTCAATGCCTCTAAGGTCGTCTAATATTGCAGACCTAAGCATATGCGCATCTTGTAGCGACCCTCCAATAGGAAGCCCAGAAGTGACTGACGCCATAGGTTTACCTTTAGCATCTAGTAAAATAGGGCCTGTAGCTTCTTTTTCTTTAAAAATGTCTAATATTTCATGGACTCTTGGCGCTCTTTTAGGCTCTATCGCCGTTGAAAGCGTATTTTTAATCCTATCCGCTTCTACCAATAGCGGTTCAAAACTGAACGGCGCAGGCGCTAAATCGTAGGCTTGTTGGTATAGCGGACGAACTTTGTCATGCGCCGCTTTTTCAAGCGCTTCTTTGCGCTGTGCAATAGTTTCGCCAATGTCTACTTGTTTAGGCTGAGGAATTGCGCTTTCAAACGTTTGTTTGTTTGCTACAACGCCGCTTTGAGCGGCTTCATTTTGACGTAGAAGCTCCGCTGTACGAACGGCTTTAGTATCTTCAAGACCACCGGCTTGCGCAATCTGCGCATCACGCACGTTTTGATATGGCGCGTTAGCGCTTACGCCACTAACAGGCAATTCACCTTGATGCAACGCATTAAGTGAGCTTTGCGCTTGATTAACTTTTGACTCCATAGCCGCCGCTTCTGCGCCGCGTTTAGGGAGCCATGATTCAGGAAAATTCTTTTCTGACGCCTGAATAGCAGACGCTAATTCAGGTGATTCCATAGCTACGGCAAGCTGCTCAGGAGTTAGCCCTTTATTACGCAAACGGTCAATTAGCCCGCCCATAGTGTCTTTACCGCCAGCCATAGATTCTAGCTTTCTGTTTAAGATTGCTTCGCGACCAGCTTTAAAAACAGGCTCAACAATAGCCCCCGCAAACCGACCAACAGGCGCAAGAGTGGCTGACGCAGCGCCAAGTCCTGCGCCCATACCAGAGTCTAAAACGCCCATATTATTCTCTGGCGCGATGACTTGACCTGTGACGCCTTGCGTAGTTGCGCCGCCTAGTGTTCTGTAACCTAAATCTTTAGCGAAATCACCTTCAACAACGTTTTTAGTTCCGCCATATTTTAATGCGGTAGCTAACTTTTCAGGTATGCCGGATTTGCCAGTTAAACCTAAAACTTCAGCTCCTCCGCCAACGGCTTTCCCAAGAACGCCTCCAACAGGGAGAGTAGCAATCGATTCGCCGACTACTTGGCCAACACCAAAAGGGTCACTTTTTGTATCTGCGCCAAGACCGCTTAGTTTAGCTTCAATAGCGGTTTTATATTCCTGCGCTGCTGTTGAGTCAGGGTTAATTAATTTGTGAGGTATATCCGCTAAATTGATAGCTGTATTAGCCGCGCCTTGCGCTGCACCTGCGTAAATATTGCCAATGTTTTGCCCAGTAGATTTTAAATATTCTACAGCGTCTTGTGTAAGTGTTTGCGGTGCTTTCTCCGCAAATCGCTGAAGATTTGTTGGCGATTCTTGAGCAAAATCCTCCCAAGGCATATTTTGACTAGCGGGCGCTTGCGGCGTGAAATCTTCCCATGGCATAGACATTATTGCGCTCTCCAACTAGCGGGGTTTGATTTGTCGCCCCCTAAATAAACGTGGCCCTTATACACTTGCCCCGGCTGAAGCATTTGAGGTGGCCCTTGCTGTACTGGCGGTTGTACAGGAGCTTGCTGTTGTACTGGTGGTTGAACAGGGGCTTGCTGTTGTACTGGCGGTTGCATAGAAGCAACAGGAACAGGTGAAACGCCCCCTAACGCGCCGCCAGCAGCAGGGGGTGTTCTATATGTACCTATCTTTTTAAAGATAGGCGCATTTTCAGCGCCGGGAGGCGGAGCAGGAGCGCGGTTATTAACGACCGCTGAAGTATTGGTGTTAGCTATGCCTATTACTTGGTCTATGCCCTTGGTAAGTTCATCCGTCCCCTTGTATAGCCCTTTAAGGCTAGTAGGGTCAGGAAGCACATCACCTAACATTTCTTTGTCACCTCCGGTCATAACACCGGTATTCAATAACTGAGGGTCACGGATAGCAAAAGTAGCTGCTTGATACGCCGCGTTAAGCCGCGTATTTTTTCCGGGGTTCCCCCTATCTTTTAAAGGCGTTTCGTTTAACACTTTTTGATAATTTCTTAAATTATCTACTAATTTTTCGTGCGTATCTGTAGCCTTTTGAATTGCATCTAAATCTTTTTTAGCGTTTGGATTTTCAAGCGCATATTGCGTAGCTGCTTCTTTAGCCGCTGCTTTTCTAGTTTCCTCAACGGCTCTAGCGTCTGCACGGGCGGCGGCGGCGGTCGCTCTATTTGCATTGTCGTAAGCCAGTGCTAGATTTTGGTCTTGAACATTCATAGAATGTTGCTCTACAGGCGTGATTACCTCTCCTAACGCTTTCTTTTTTTCTACTTCATTGCCAAGTTTTGCTTCGCTATATGGCACTATTTTACCGTCTACAAGCGTTGGATTTCCTACCATAATAGGCGGCTCTCCCGGCACATTGCTTGGCTCAGGGTGATAGCCGGGAGCCATTCCTCTCCATTGCGTTGCGGCCGCCGCCTTAGCTTGCTCTACGTCTAGCTCTTGCAATTTGAGCAAATTACTTGCCTGCGTAGGGTCTACGCCCATTAAGCTAATCATGGCACTGCGGCGTTGCTCTGGTGTTGCGTTTTGCGCAACATTATGTGCCATAGGTTGCGCCGGCGTAGCTTGAGGCTGGTCTTCTAATCTTACGAGTGCGCCTAAACGGGACATAATAGACGGGTCTTTTG